CCCTGCATGACGTTGATTTCGTTCGTTCCGGTGTATGGTTTGTACGCGCTGTGCAGGATCTCACCGGCTTTAAACTGCAGGTCGGTGGGCATCCACACTGCGGCCGGAACCATACGCTTCAAGAGGCCACGCTCGTTCTTCATTTTTTCGAAGATCAAGGTGGCTTCTTGTAGACCGGTCACGCTGAAGGCGACGTTCGTACTTACTTGGTTGGAGTAGGTACCTCCACCGAGCAAGTTGTGGGTGCTGCACAAGTTGCCGCCGTCGATCGTTTTGGTGGTTGTGAACGCTCCGTTCAAGACCGCGATTGCGTTCACTTCCAGGGTTTGACGGATGGATCCTCCAAAATCTCCACTCACTTTACGCATGATCCCGTAAAGGTCGTCATCCCACATTTCTCTGGTGACTTGGAAGCCAAGCCCGTAACTGACTGGCTGGTACCTGAGAGAGCCGCCCTGGATCGGATCGTCCAGCTTGATCGACTCACCTTCTGGTTTGGTCGGTACTTGAGCCAGGCCAGCTACGAGTTGGTCTTCCTCGTACGCTTTCGACGTGGGGTAAACGTTGAAGAATTCGGGGTACTCCTCCGGATGCATTGCGAGGTCTTCGTAGATGACACTGAAGAGCCCCGCAGCCAACAACTGAGCGAATTGTCCTCTAGTGGCTGCCATTTAAGTCTCTCCTCAGATGTTCATCTGTTGAGCGGCGTGGGCGACTTTAAAAGCCTCACGGCCGTTTAAGGTGCCTACCGGGTCAATCAACTCAGTGATGACCACGCAGCCACCGTTTGCCGCTGTAGTGATGAAGTTGTCGATGTACCAGTAGTTGTTACCGGCATCTTTCGTCAACCCAAATAGAGCGCCCAAGTCGGTTTGGGCGATCGTCGCGTTCGCGGCGGTGTTCGAGTTCCCCAAGATACCGACGAAGATCATATCGTCGGTTGATTGGTAGAAACCGGTTGTCCCGTCGTTTGGAGGTGCACCAATAGGGATCAATACGGCAGATGACTGATTTTGGACACTGCCGTAGGTGAGGGTTTTGGCCACGCCACTTGAAGTCAAGTTTGCGCCGTACTCGGCGCTGATACCGGCAATTAATGCCGTTGCTACGCTCGTGATTGCAGCGCAGGCTTGCATGAAACCAGTACCGGTATCGACTTGAACTGGCGTGCCCAGGAGGAAGGTTTGCGTGAGCTTTTCTAAGCGACGGCGGATAACGGGTGCACGAGCGCCTGGATTCTGCTCCTGCCAAACCTTAATTGGTTGGGCAATACCACTTGATGCTGGCACTTTATCTCCTCGAGGAGCCCTGGTTACCTCTTACGAGGTTGATCGAACTCGAACGTAGGGACTCCTTCATTTGCTGCGTCGGATTGGAAAGTTTCTTTGATTGCCCGTTTTGCGTCGTCCATGTCTTGATCGTTTTTGAGCAGCATGAAATCGTAGTTGTCTTGCGGACAGGCCATTAGGATGACGTCACCGATTTGGTAGGTGCCGTCTTCCCTCAAACCTGACGCTTCGATCTCACCCTTCTTTTTGCCACTTAGTACTTCCGCGGCGTTTGGCTCGCGAACGATAAAGTAGTCGAAAGATCCCTCGAGACGGATAATTTCGGCATCGTCCGTTTTGTGAATCCACGCATAGTGCAATCCGGGTTTACCTTTGACCTCCAATCGCGATTTACCCAGGCGTTGTCGCAGTTCGTTAAACCGCTGCTTTCGCTGTGCTGGTGTCAGCTGGCCCACTGGTGGAGCCGATTCAACTTCGATTTTTGCTGGTACTGGTGGTTTAGTGCTCATTTCGTCCTCCCCTGCCTCGAGTCGTATGTGAATGGGAAGCGTCCCGCGGTAATTGCTGCCTCACCGTCACGGTAGGTTTGCTCACTAATTTGCAAGCCGGGCAAAATCTTGCCGGTCACTAGCGGGTGCAAGGGAGTCAGGGGTGGGGGAGTTTCGGCGCCTGGTGAGGGGCGCTCGCTCGCCTGACGGGCTGCAGCTGCGGCTGCTTCACGCTCTTCTGATTCGATTGCGTCTTTATTTTGGCCCAGTAGGTTGTAGTACATTGCCTCCCAAAATTGGAAGTTCACTTGCGCATCGGGGCCCATTTGCTTGATTGCTGCTTCGATCTGTTGCTCGAACCGGGGCCAATACTTTTTACCTTGTGCTGCGGTACGCTTCGCTGTCTCTCGCAGCGTGGTCCTAGCGGCGTCTAGTTCGCCAGCACCGGGCTGTTCGGTTGAGTGCTCCATTGTGACACTGCCACGCTTCGGTGGTTGCTCGCCGACTTTGGTAGGATCGTTTTGAGCAATCGCTTCCCGCGCCGTTTTGATAATCTGTTGCTCGCGCTGCTGGTAGTACTGAGCGATCTGCCCCGGAGTTTTACCGACTAGCTCCTTGGGTAATTGGGGCTCAGTACCACCTGTCGGCGGTTGTTGCACCCGTTCTGTTTCGCTGAACATTGGCTCTGCCATTTAGTTCCTCCAACTCGCGTTTTTGTTCTTGTTCTTGTTCAAGTGACTCAAAGCGTAGTTCTGCCTCAGTGGGCAGGTTGTACATGGCGCTGATGGCTTCAAGGGCGCCTTGAGCTCTATGCAACTGGTCTACCTCCGTTCGAGGCGACCGGATTTTGTCGTAGTTGCGTCTCAGTAATTTGACCAACTGTTCTTGATAGATCTTGTAGTCCGGACTCTGAAAGAGGCTCCTCAGCCTGAGGCACTCCTGCTTGGTCAAGGACTCGAGGGCGAGCTGGAGGCTTATTTCCGCCAAGCATTTCTCGCACGTCGGGTACCAGTTTTTTACGGTCCCAGACGTCGAAGACGAATAGGATTCTGTTGGCGAGGTCTCGAGCTCCGTCCAAAACTTGTAGTGAAAGCTCGCGAGCAGGACTTCCTTCTGGCATACCAGCAATAGCCGGAGCCAGAGCCATGATTTCCTTATAATAAGCAGACATTGTGTTTGACATGAGAAGAAGGTTTTGACGATCGACCTCTTTGTTGGCGGAAGCGTCACTTGCTCCAAGATCGAAGAAGACGCCTTTGAAATCGTCGGGTTCTCTGGCGGAGAAGGCTTGTTGGAGGAGCTGTCCGTTTTCTCCATAATAGCTCGTTACCTTTCCATCCCGGAAGTCCCGGTAGGATGTGAAGATCAATTGACCTTGTTTGTGAAAAGATCTACGAACACGCTGTAGATAAATGTCCAACCGTTTATTTCCCTCAGACAGTAACGCGAGAGTAGCTTGAGAAGCATAGATGCCTTTCTTACCCATTGGACCGGACCCGAAACCCTGCATGGCGGGAGATATCCCCGTATATCTCTCCGCCAGTTGAAGCAGGGCTTGCTCTTCTTCAATCAACGAGTTGTAGTTCGTTGGGAAGGTAAGCGGCTGCAGGTCGTCCATCGTATCAACTTCGAATGTTTTCCCGGGGTACCATTCTGTCGATGGATTAGCTCCGGTATACGAACGTAGCTTTTTCCAGCCGGGAACGTTACAGATTAGGTTGGCGTCTCTACGACCGTTGTGGATCTGGGCTTGTTCTTCTTGAGACTGTTCTAAGATGTTGGGGACACAGTCTCCAACGATCAACCCCTCTCTGGGCATTATCCGGATGTCGACGAAGGGGTCCAGACCGGGGGGGAAGTAATTGTAGTGCAGTTTTAAGACGGAGTCTTCAGTTTCATCGTAGGGGTTAAAAGTGAGGACAATATCGTGGAGTTTCCCCTTCTGGAGTTCGTATTGTCCCCACATCTCAACGGCTGTAAAAGGGCGGGATACGTCCGCCGTTAAGCTAATGCCGGCGGTTTGGGCACTTGACTGACGAGCTGTGTTGGTATTTTGTTGCTGAGACTGCATCAATAGTTTTTCACAGGCTTTTGGGGTCCACCCGTAGGGGGAGGGGACGTGAGAGCGGTACTCGACTTCTTCTTTGGTGAGCCGGAGTCTGTGGAAGATTGCCCTGCAGTCGCGGAAAAATTGAGCTGTAACTGGATAGGGGAACAGGTCGTCGAACGGGATGACGTCAAGATACAGTCCCTCCTGTCGATAGTCTTTGGTCGAACCGTCACGAGTTGCACGGGTAAAAGATTGGTCGACCCAGGTGTTCTTGAGCACGCTGAGACCCGTCTTCGTGGTCAGGAATATTGCTAGGTCGACCGGCTCGTAGAAGTTAACGTCGTATTGACACAATTTGTGCATCCACTCACCAACGGCCATTAGTACTTCTGCGTTGATGTTGGAGTTGAATGTTTTGGGGACCCAGAATGGGCGCGTTCCGAACAACAATCCAATTTGGCGCGCAGCCAAGATGTCCGTGTGCATCCTTATAAGTTGCGGGACGAAGTTGGAAGCTTTGTAGAAGGGGATGGTACGGATTGGCTGGGCCGGTTTAGCTGCGTAGTTGTCTACCCATCTACGGTAGTCGTTGTCGATTTGTTGCGAGCGCGACTCCACGGACTTCCTGAACTTATCGACAGCCCACTTGACCAGGTTAACCCTGGCGTCTTTGTTTTCGCGCGGGATCGTGATTTCGGTTAGTTTAATGGGCATTGTAGATTGCTCGCGTTTGCCTAATGCGAAACATATATATGCGCGCAAATTTGCATCGTTAAACGGGTTTCACATTGAGGCTCCTGTCCCAAAAAGCGGATGGAGTTACGGGTTGC